GGTCGGCGGCGTGGTCGGCGGCGCGGTCGGCGGCGCGGTCGGCGGAGTCGGCGTGGTCGGCGGCGCGGTCGGCGGAGTCGGCGTGGTCGGCGGCGTGGTCGGCGGAGTCGGCGCGGTCGGCGGAGTCGGCGGAGTCGGCGGAGTCGGCGGAGTCGGCGGCGCGGTCGGCGCGGTCGGCGGCGTGGAAGCAGGAAGCCACCGATCTGCTGCAATTGCTACGTGATGCGCAGCCGTGATTTCCGTCCTGGCCATCGATCCAGGGCTGACCGGCGCACTGGCTGCGTACGACGGCAATGTCCTGCTGGTAAAGGACTTGCCCGTCACCACCCTCAAAAAGAAAACGCGCCTCGATCTTGGCGCGTTGATGTCTTTGGTGCGGATCAACGCCTTTCACCTGGACGCCCACGATCTCCTGGTTGAACAGGTTGGCACCATGCCGCGCCAGGGACTGTCCAGCGCATTCAACTTCGGGTTCACCAACGGCGCCATCCACATGGCGGCACACGCCAACGCGATGAACCTGCATACCGTCACGCCCACCACCTGGAAATTCGGTGTGGGGTTGAATGCAGTCCTAGGCCAAGACCAGAAAGCACGCAAGGACGCCTCTCGTGCCAAAGCCATCGAATTGTTTCCCCAGTACGCGGATATTTTCTCACGCGTCAAAGATGACGGTCGTGCAGAAGCCGCGCTGATGGCTTGGTGGTTTGTTCATAAAAAATCCAACCTCATTTCTCTTAGGAGCGATATCTATGAGTAGCCCCAATGCAGTCAACGAAAGCGTGGCGCGTAAGGTGTTGGAAACGGTCGATGCTGGCCTGGTGTCGGGCCTCGGCCAACCCAAGCCCGGCCATATGTGTGTTGAAGCCGCGGTGTGTTACGCCATGGGTTTGCCCCATTCGGATCGCCCTACGTGCGTGGGTGAAGCCGTTCGCCGGTTCAAAATTGGGATAAACGACGCCGCGTGGAGTTCAAACACAGCGCGCACGCAAGGCCTGCGCCTTCTGGCAATCGCGCAACTCGGCAGCGAAGGTATCGACCAAGTTGCGTTCGCTAGAATCGTGGTCGAGAAAACCATTCGGTCTATCCTACCCAAGACCCTCCGCAACTTGGCGCGTTTGATTCCGTCTCACGCGGAAATGTTGGAAACCGCCGCGAAGCGTTGTGAACTTGAAGGCGATGCTGCAGCGGCGGCGGAGTCGGCGGAGTCGGCGCGGTCGGCGCGGTCGGCGGCGGAGTCGGCGGCGGAGTCGGCGTGGTCGGCGTGGTCGGCGGCGCGGTCGGCGGAGTCGGCGTGGTCGGCGGCGTGGTCGGCGGAGTCGGCGTGGTCGGCGGCGTGGTCGGCGGCGGAGTCGGCGGCGGAGTCGGCGCGGTCGGCGGCGCGGTCGGCGGAGTCGGCGGAGTCGGCGGCGCGAGACGAGGTGTTGCAGTCTGCATGTCAGATTGGTCTTGAGGCGTTGATAGAACTCAAATCTCCTGGCTGCGAGTACCTGTATCTCGCGCAAGGAGAAACCCCATGACCTACAACCGCGCTCTGTGGGAGCTGGTGGATGCGAAGTTCCGAAGCGGAAATTCGATTCCGGTTGAACGGATCGTAATCACTCTCGCTGAATACGAGGCGGTCATTAATCGTCCAGTGGCTGAAAATACCGATGAAGTGGTATGCGAGGTCATGGCTATCGTCAGAAACATGGATGGGGAGCCTATCCTTGATTTCACGGGCGAAGGTGATCTTTACGAAATTCCAGATGGCACACCGGTCTGGCTTCTGTCTGGCGGTAACTTCGACAAACCTGACGACGGTTGGATGTCCCTCTACACAAAGCCGCAAACCGCCATCCTTGAGCGTCCCGTGGTGGTTGGTGAGGACGTTATGGATCGTTGCGTCGAAGCCTACGAATTGGCCGCAGCTGACTACTGCGACCGGGATGGTCTGCGTGCCGCTCTCGAATCGATGGTGAGGGGGAAGTCGTGAGCATCAACCTGACGGATCGGCAGCGCGACGTCCTGTCATCACTCGTATACATGCGTCGGAGCGAGCAAGGGTGTCGACGAGTAGATGGATTAACGTACGCAACGCCGCTCGATGTTGGCGGAAGCGATGGGTCACACCATTCAGCCACCCTGAAGAAGTTGTCGGACCTGGGGTTAGCTGATCGCAGGAAATTCATGTGGGGCCCACGCGGATCGTGCGCCTATCGCGCCACTGATGCGGGAGTTTCAATTATCGAAAACAAGGACAACAACCCATGACCACCGAGCGTAGTGGGATGAGTTTGGAGACGGTGCGTGATTGGCATCGCAAAGAACATGACGAGAACGCGAGCATAGCCAAGGAACAGCATCGACTTAGTGCAGCACACGCCATGTACCAGTCGATGGCTGATCACCACGGCGCAATGGCCGACGCCATCGACGCCCACCTATCCCGCGATGCGGTCGTGAGTGATGAGGATGTAACTAATGCACGGTCAGAGTATTTCTCTCACGGTGGCAGCGCATCCCCTGACTTTGCTTGGAAGAAAGCATTGCAGTCCTTCGCCGCGCGGCATGCGGCTGTGCCTGATTTATCGTCCATTGAGAAAATGTCGTATCCCGATGACGTGCATTCCCCTAGATACATCATGGATCACAACTTCGCATTGGGCTGGAACGCCTGCCGAGAAGCCATGCTCGCGCAACGGGATGGGGGTAAGCCTGAGGGTCGGCAATTGGTCAGGGTTGCTAAAATTAAAGACGTTGACGAATACGGCCCAATGATTGATTGGTTTACACATTGGGTTGAACTAAAAGGAAAGGAGCTTTTCACTAATGACTGAGATGCTCTTTCTCCTTATCGCTGGCCATGCCGTCGCGGAATATCCACTTCAGGGCGATTTCCTAGCGGCTAACAAGGCTCGCACAGGACCTAACTACGTTCCGTGGTGGCAGGCGCTCATTGCCCATTCCTTCATCCATGGAGGATTTGTAGCACTCATCACGGGCTTGTGGTGGCTTGGGGCCGCTGAGGTTATTGCCCACGCCATTACGGACCATCTGAAGTGCGAAAAGCACATTGGCCTTAATACCGACCAGATAATTCACGTAGCTTGCAAGGTGATTTGGTGCGGCATCGCCATTGGAGTAAAGACATGAGCCAAGACAAGACCGCCGAGAAGCTTAGGGCTTGCCGTGATGCGTTTGAGCGAGAGTATCGGTGCGAAGGGGCGTCTTTCAGAAAGACCAATGGCGACTACACTGGGCCGCTAAATACGTTTTGGGAAGTTTGGCAAACCGCATGGCGCGCCAACACCCGCGCCGATAGCGGTGAGGCGGTTGCTTGTCGATATAGGTATCACGGGCCAAATGGTTTGATAGGCAACTGGACCACAGGCGACCTTGAGGATGCTGATTCATTGCGTGTCGATGCGCGTTTCGAGATAGAGCCGCTATTCACCCACCCGCGCGCCACATCGGTTGATGTGCGGGATGCGGAGCGCTGGCAAGCGTTCAAGCGCTACGTATCCGAGACGATAGGAGGCAATCACCTTCTTGATCGTCTGGCCATTCTTGACATTGGCTCATGGGATAAGTGCATCGACGAACTAAAAGCCGCCATCGTCAGCCGCGAGGGGGAGAAACTATGACCATCTGCACCGGCATCAACCCATCTGACATCCCCTGTGCCGACCTGAAGCTGTTGGAGATGTCCCTGGCCTCACGCATCGACAAGGACGTGACGATGCTGCTTGAGGTGCGCGCAGAACTCCGTCGTCGTGCCAAATCTGTTGAGCTTTCATCAACGGAAGAGTAAAATGTCATCACATGGGCCACAAACGGAACCGCGATCTATGACGCTCCCTAAGCGCCACTTCGTGATACCCGATACACAGGTCAAGAAAGGCGTGCCGATTGACCACATGACGTGGATCGGGGCCGCCATCCGTGACTACAAACCCGACGTGGTCATCCACCTGGGTGACCACTGGGACTTCCCTTCTCTCTCCCGTTACGACGCCAAGGGGTCCCTGGCCACCGAAGGCGCGCGCGTTGAAGACGACATCGCGTCAGGCAATGAAGCTCTGGCCCTCCTGACCCGCAGCATGGGCCGCTTCAAGGGCCGCAAGATCATCTTGGAAGGCAACCATGAAAACCGACTTGTCCGAGCTATCAACGAGGATCCACGCCTCGCTGGGACCCTCGGCTACCACCTACTCAATCGTGAGCGCCTCGGGTGGGAGGTTGTGGATTACTTCTGCGGAGCTCCTGGACAAATTAAAGTCGATGGTGTTGTGTACGCCCACTACTTCAGCGCCGTCAACACCGGCCGCGCCATTGGTGGAACCGCCAACAACAAGCTCAACCACGTAGGCGAACCGTTCGTGCAGGGCCACGTGCAGGGTTACGACGTCGGATCCAAGCAGTACGCCACGGGCAAGATCAAGCAGGGCATCGTGGCCGGCTCGGCCTACCTGCACGACGAAGACTACAAGGGCATGGCTAACAGCCACTGGCGTGGCGTGCTTGTGCTCAACGAGGTACGCGACGGCCAGTTCTGCGCGATGCCTCTCACTCTGGATTACCTGTGCCGCAAGTACGAAGGCGTGGGCCTTGACCGGTTCCTGCGCCGTAAATACCGCAATGCGGTCCAGCGATTCACTCTCGCCCGAGGGCTTGCAGCGTGATGGATCTCAACCACAACCCCAAACACGAACCCTCCAAGTTCCCTCAGCAGAGCATCACGCTCAAGACGATGGAAACGGTTTTGCACCACGTCGAGCTTTTGCTTCTGCACGGTCATCAGGTGGCCATCGTTGCCGACGGTGACGGCTGGTCCGTATCCACCACCTTGCGTTCGGGGCATGTGAAATGATGGAAGATTCGATACTTCATGCGCATCGCTTGTACAAAGAACGCATGTCCCTCCCTACGGACGCCGCGTCACGTGAGCAGTATCCGATGGCCGATGGCCTGCTGGATTACTTCCCCAACGCACTGGCCGAAGTCTCGCGGTTGTCGAAGGTCGGTAACGACCAGCACAACCCGGGCCAGCCCATGCACCACAACCGCGACAAGTCCACGGACCACGCCAACAAGGTGATCAAGCACCTGGTCGATCGCGGCAAGTTCGATACGGATGGCGTGCGCCACTCCGTCAAGGCCGCGTGGCGCGCGCTGGCGTTGGCCCAGGAAGAGATCGAGCGGGACGAAGGCGCTCCCTTGCCGCGCGGCTGCAAGACGACCAAAGAACATCGACGCGTTGCGACACGTGAGGATCTCGACGCGGCAGGACTCACGCACCTCACACTGAGGGATTAGCGTATGAAAATGCCCAACATTCTCTGGCTTTGTTTCGTGCTTCTGGTGTTGTCTCTGGCCGAACTGGTCTTCATCGTCACGACCATAGTGTTGAGCTTTGCTCATCTCTGGGTGTGTGCCGGCGCGTGCGCGGCTGCAGTGATCGCGGTTGGCTTCGTCGAAAGTCAGATGGTTCGTGAGTTCTGGGACGTGGAGGACGCGACGTGAGCGTGATGGAAGAGTTCAACGCGTTCGCCTTTCAGCGCGCACGCAGCAAGTACCTCCGGCGCCAGTTCAAGGAAATGGAGCACAACGACTGGGTTGCCCTGGTCGAGGGCTACATGACCCAGAACGAACGCCTGGAAGCGGAGATCGAGGGGCTGGAATCCGATCTGGCGGAACTGCGTGACTGAGCTCGCCCTGCCACTCGATTGGCAGTTGGAGGGTTCGCAGTTTCTTGCGGAACGGACTCAGGCGTTCCTTGCGGACGAGCCGGGCGTGGGCAAGTCAGGCCAGGCGGTCAGGGCGTGTGATTTAGTTGGCGCTTTGAACATCCTGGTCCTCGTCCCGGCGAGTGTTCGCGTTAACTGGCTGAACGAATTCAAAAAATTTTCACCTTTCGACCGTCAAGAAACCGCCGTTTTCGACGGAAAAACGTCACCGGGTGCCGAAGGGGTGACGGTGTGTTCTTACGACCTACTGGCCAACAAGAAGCTGCGCGCGTCTCTCATGGCGAGACGTTGGGATGTTCTCATCCTCGATGAGTCGCACATGTTGAAGGCGCGAACGGCCTCACGAACCAAGACGGTGTACGGCCGCAAGAGTGATGGCGTGGCCGGGCTGATGACGTCTGCGAAGCACGTGTGGCGACTGTCGGGAACACCCGCACCCAACTTTGTGGATGAGCTGTGGACTCATTTGCACAGTGCAGGTCTATATCCAAAGAATTACTACGATTTTGTCGATGAGTTTTGCACCGGTTTTAAATCCGATTACGGCTTTCGAATCAATGGCACGAAGAATGCACAACGTCTCCGCGCCTTACTGAAACCTTTCATGTTGCGCAGGAAGAAAGCCGACGTGTTGCCTAAGTTGCCGCCCATTGAATTCGAGCACCGCACCGTGGAACCCACGGCCGTGGATGCACGTGCGTACTTCGGCACGTTGAAGGAATTCGACCCGTACTTGCACGAGGATTTGCAGAAACAAAACGCGCAGTTAAAGGATGCTGTCGCAGTCGGTGATAACACACTGGAATATCTTCGTAGTGTCGCCACGTCCGTCGGCACACTGCGCCGGTACATCGGTCTATCGAAAGTACCCGGCTACCTCGACGTGGTGAAACCCGAATTGAAAGCGCGACGATTCGACAAACTGTTAATCGGCGCGTGGCATACGGATGTCATCGAGGCATTGCGCACAGGGCTTCGTGAGTTCGGTGCGGTCACGCTGTTTGGCGGCACACCGGCCGAGAAGCGCCAGCACTTGCTGGACAAGTTCAAGACCAACCGCGCGTGCCGTGTGTTGATCTGTCAGGTAAAGGTGGGCATCGGTTTCAATGCAACCGCGGCCTACAGGGTGGACCTGTTGGAACCCTCGTGGGTGCCTGCAGAAAACAAGCAGTTTATTGACCGTGCTCACCGCATCGGCCAGGACTGCGCAGTGACGGTGCGCTACTTCGGCTGCAACCGCAGCGTCGACGCAGACATCACGAAAGCGTTGGCGCTGAAAGGACGCGAATTAGCGAAAGTTTTCGATTGACATATGCCGTTCGGTGTTGAGACAATATCAACATCGCGGCCACAACGAGTGAAAGGAGCTTTTGCATGTTTACACTGACCATCCAGGTCTCGTCGATCGACGAAGCCGAGCGCATTCTGGCCGCGCTGAAACATACCGCTGATCCTGCTGCTGTCGCGCAGGTGGAAGACCAAGTGTTCGCGGGCCCGAGCCCGTCGACCCTTATCGAAAATCCCGAAAAAAATTCTCCGGCAATCGAGCAAACGCCGCGCCGCCGCGGTCGTCCGCCGAAGGCCGACCAGAAATCTGCTGCGCCGGTTGCAGAATCCGGTTCGGCGGCAGTAGCACCGGCGCTAGAAGAACAGCCGGCCAGCGAGCCCGTCGTTCAGTCGGCGCAGCAGACCCTCTCGATCGACGACGCGCGCAACGCGCTCAAGGAAGTCCAGGCCAAGTACGGCGCGGCTGATATGGCCAAACCCCTGGCACTGCTTGGTCAGTTTGGCGCGAATCGCGTGTCAGAAGTGAAGGTCGAAAAGTACGCGGAGTTCATTGCCGCATGCAAGGCAGCGTAATGGCTCGCTGGTGGGAAATCGATATCCGCTCGGCCGCCAAGCGCAAGCTAGCGCCGAAGGCGGCGTATCGGCCCCGTAAAGAGGCGCCCCCGCGGGACATGGTCAGTGGCATCACTGCGTGGTGCCTGTACATGGCCACCAAGGACCACGCCAAGGCCAAGGGGCAAGCTCTGTACATCACGTACGAGCTGATGGGTTTGGGCAATAGCACGTCCGAGAGGATGCGCAACTCCAAACCCATCGCGCAAGCCACGGCCTTGAAGATCCTGAAGTACCTGGGCACAGACGTGCGTGCAGTGTTGAGTAAATATCAACCGGAGAACAAGTGATGGCTAAGGCAACCGTTCGCTACGCACGACCCGCTCCGCCACCCATTGACGCAGTGTTGCTCCACCTGTCGGATTTCGAAGCGCAGGTGCTTGTGGGTTTGATCGACCGCCACGTGGCAGGCCGCAGTACGGCTCGTGATGCCCTGAGTAACATTAACTCAGCACTCGCAAATGCCGGCGTCACTGCCGCGGCGTTTCGCGCCAAAGAACGTGGGAACCACGGTCCGACCGGTGTATTGATCGTGGAGGATCTGTGACCCTCCCGGCTCACTCCCGCGTTGGCGCCAGTGGCATGTCCCGTTGGGAAAAGGATCACTGCCCGGGCTCCGTGCAGTTGTCCGCGGGCCTTGAATCAAAGTCCGGATACGCGGCGGCCGAAGGCACGGTGGCGCACATGCTCGGCGAGCTTGCCCTGCTAGGCAAGCCGTACAAGACCATGCTCGGTCAAATCATCGAGCAGGACGGTTTCAAGATCGAAGTCACCAAGGAGATGATCGAGTTCGTCACCGAATACAAAGTGACAGTCGATGACTTGTGCGACAAGGACACGGTCCGGCACGTGGAACACAAGTTCCATCTGAAGGATCTGCACTCTTCCCTGTTCGGTACGTCGGACTGCGTGCTGTGGCATCCGAAGCGCAAGCACCTGGACGTGATCGATCTGAAGTACGGGGCCGGCCACGCGGTCGAAGTCCACGGCAATCCACAGCTGCAGTACTACGCGTTGGGCGCCATGGTCACGCTGAAGTATCCGGCGCAGACCATTGGCCAGCATATTTTCCAGCCGCGGTGCCCGCACAGTGATGGCCCCCACCGCACGGCCGAGATCGACGCGATGGACGCGCTCGACTTCGCCGGTTACCTGGTGGCGTCCGTGCGCGAGACGGAAAAGCCCAACGCCGCGGTACGTGCCGGTGACTGGTGCCGTTACTGTCCGGCCGCGGGCGTGCCAGGCAAGTGCCCGGTGCAGGAGAAGTTGCCGCAGGAGTTGGCCAAGTCCGTGTTCGCCGCGGTGCCCGTGGCCATCGGCTATGACCCGGCCGAGCTCAAGAAATGGCTGGACCGTCTGCCGATCCTGGAAGCCCAGATCAAGGCCGTGCGTGAGTTCGCGTACGACGAAGCGGAAGCCGGCCGCACGCCCCCGGGGTACAAGCTGGTGGAGAAGCTCGGGCGCGAGAAGTGGAAGCCAGACATCTCCGCGCGCGCCTTGATCGCGGAGTTCGACTTAAGCAGCAAGGATCTTTTCGAAGAGCCCGAGCTGAAGTCCCCGGCCCAGGTGCGCAAGCTGGTCCCGGGCAAGAACGACAAGGAACGGGCGGCGAATCTCTCCAAGTTCACCGTCAAGGAATCCAGCGGCCACGCCCTGGTCCATGAAGACGACAAGCGCCCCGCGATCAACCTCACACCCCAGGCCGTTTTCGCACGTGCCGAGTGATGAGATTTTCTCAACGACAAAAGCGAGCAAACTGACATGACCGATACCCAAGTGATCACCCCTGAGTTCCGCGTCTCCTACCCCAAGGTCTTCCGCCCCGAGCGCAACGACCTGAACGGCAAGGACGAGTACAGCCTGACCGCTCTGTTCGCCAAAGGCGCGGATCTGGCCAAGCTCAAGGCCGCGGTGAAGGCCGCCGCCGAAAAGAAGTGGGGCACGGACCAGAAGAAGTGGCCCAAGAACATGCGCAGCCCGTTCCGCGACCAGGCCGAGCGCGCCAAGACCGATGACGACGACAACGAATACCTGCCGGACGGCTACGAAGCCGGCGCGATCTTCATCAACATGAAGTCGACCAAGAAGCCGGGCCTCGTCGACGCGCGCAACGAAGACATCATCGACGACGCCGACTTCTACGGCGGCTGCTACGCCCGCGCCCAGGTCAACGCCGCGGCCTACGACCACAAGGGCAATGCCGGCGTGAGCCTGTACCTCAACCACGTGCAGAAGCTGCGCGATGGTGAATCGTTCGGCAGTGCGCCGCGCAATGCGGCGGACGTCTTCGAAGCGGTTGCCGACGGCGACGGCAGCAAATCCGGCGGCATGTTCGATTGATTTCCCTTGGCGCCCTTCGGGGCGCCTTTCTACTTGGAGTGGGCATGACGATTCTGCACATCGATTTCGAAACGCGCAGCGTCGCCGATCTGAAAGCGATTGGCCTGGACAACTACGCGCGCGATCCGTCGACCGATATCTGGTGCATGGCGTACGCATTCGATGACGGCCCGGTGCAGCTGTGGGACTCACGCACCTCCATGGATGGTCTGGGAGTCTGGGAGCACATAGACGCGGGCGGTATCGTGTACGCGCACAACGCCGCGTTCGAACTGGCCATCTGGAACGCCGTGCTGGGGCTGGCCTATTGCCCCATGAAGCCGGAGCAGGTGCGCTGCACGATGGCCACGGCCTACGCCATGGGCTTGCCCGGTAGCCTGGATGGAGCGGCCGCCGCGCTTGGCATCGAGCAACGCAAGGACGCCAAGGGCTCGCGCGTGATGCTGCAGCTGGCCAAGCCGCGCAAGGTCAACGACGATGGCTCGCCCGTCTGGTGGGACGACCCGGTCAAGCTCCAAACCCTCTACGACTACTGCAAGCAGGACGTCGAGGTCGAGCGCGCGCTGCACAAGCGCATGGTCGAACTATCGGCGGACGAGCAGTCCCTTTGGCATCTCGACCAGGTCATCAACGCGCGCGGCATCCAGATTGACGCCCAAGCGATCGATGCCGCGATTGACCTGGTCACCGCCGAGAAGACCCGGCTCGACGAGGCCATGCGCAAGACTACGGGCAACGTGGTCGCCGGCTGCACCGACGTGCGCCAGCTCACTGCATGGTTACGGTACAAGGGCGTGGATACCCCCGGCATTGCCAAGGCGGATGTCGGTGAACTACTAAAACGTGACGATTTAGTAGATGAATGCCGAACCGCGTTGATGCTTCGCCAAGAGGCGGCCAAGTCCTCTACCGCCAAACTGGTGGCGATGCGTGACCGCGCCGGACCCGATGGCCGCATGCGTGGCTTGTTCCAGTACCACGGCGCGGCCACGGGCCGGTGGGCCGGGCGCGGGCCGCAGCCGCACAATTTCCCCCGCCCTACCCTCCTGCACGATCAGGACAACATCGAGGACGTGATCGCGCACTTCGGGCAACCCGAATACTTGCGCGTGTTCTACGGTGACCCAATGCCGCTGACGGCCGACTGCATGCGCGGCATGATCGTGGCCGGGCCGGGCAAGGAACTGGTCTGCTGTGACTACTCTAACATCGAAGGCCGTGTGCTTGCGTGGCTGGCCGGTGAAGAGTGGAAGCTCCAAGCCTTCCGCGAGTTCGACGCCGGCACGGGTGCGGACCTATACCTTCTGGCTTACGCCAAGGGCTTCCGCTGCAGTCTTGAGGCGGCCAAGCCGTTCCGCCAGGTGGGCAAGGTCATGGAGCTGGCCCTCGGCTACGGTGGCGGCGTGGGCGCGTTCCAGAAGATGGCCCGCGGCTACGGCGTGGTTGTATCCGACGAGCGGGCAGACGAACTGAAGGTCGCCTGGCGCGGCGCGCACCCCCAGGTGGGCAAGTTCTGGCGTGACCTGGAAGCCGCGGCCATTCGCGCGGTGCAGGACGGCGGCGTCCACAAGGTGCGCGGCATCGCCTTCAAGGTGGCCGGATCCTTTCTATGGTGCCAGCTGCCGTCCAAGCGCGTGCTGTGCTACCCCTACCCCCAGATCCGCAACAAGGAAACGCCCTGGGGTGCGGTCGTGCCGGCACTCACGTACATGGCCGTCAACGGTGTCACGCGCAAGTGGGAACGCTGCGACACCTACGGCGGGTCCCTGGCCGAGAACGTCACCCAGGCCGTGGCGCGCGACATCCTGGTGGCTGGCATGCGGGCCGTCGAAGCCATTGGCGCACCGGTGGTGATGCACGTGCATGACGAAATCGTTTGCGAGTGCAATCTTCACGAAATAAGTGTTGACGAAATCGCAACAGTGATGTCAAATGTACCTCACTGGGCAACAGGACTTCCCGTTGCCGCCACGGGCTGGCAAGGCCAGCGGTACAGAAAAGATTGAGCAAGCATAGCACCAGGAAACCGTGTGTGAACGGAACCAGTGGACACGGCTTTTGCCACGTTGTGGCGGCGATCGAGGCGCGGAAACGCGACCGACGTGACCCTCTCCCGGCCGGGAATCCACCGACTCACCCCCGTAAGGGGTTCCACATTTCGTAGGGGAAGACCATGAACATTCCTGATAACGACCGTATCGCTGACCCGCTGGACCGCGCTGCGGCCGAGACGGAAAGCATGATCACCGCAGCGTTGAGCTTTCGGAAACCGACGGGTCCGCTGCCGATTGGCGAATGCCACAACTGCGGTGCACCTCTGGAAGCTGATCTGCGCTGGTGCAACAAGGCGTGCTGCGACGACTGGGAGAAGGAAGAGCGCAAGCTTGCCGCCTTGGAGCGTGAGTAATGTCGGTTGCCGATGCGTTGCAACTGGCGGCCCAAGGCTTCCACGTCTTCCCGCTGCAGGCCCGCGGGAAGCTGCCGCAGATCAGCAACTACACCGGCCAGTCAACGCGTGACCCCCAACGTATTGAACGTTGGGGCCGCAAGTACCCGCACGCCAACTGGGGTATCGCCACATCCAAGTTTGGCGACGACCAGGCGTTGCTTGTTGTCGATGTCGACTCACCCAACCACGGGGAGGGCAAGAAAGATGGGTTTCGAAGTCTCCTTGCTTTGGAGTTGGAGGGGAAAGATTTTCTCCCGACGCTTGAGAATGCCACCCCCACCCAGGGGCGTCATATTGTTTACCGTGTTCCTGTGGCTGTTAAGCAGGGCGTGGATGTCCTGGGCGACGGGTTAGATATAAGGAGCCACGGTGGCTACATCGTGGCGCCCGGAAGTGTGGTCGAAGCCGGCGAATACTTTGTCGACCGGCCGGCCGCACCTGAGCCCGCGCCGCAATGGTTGATCGATGCTTGTGGCGCGCCGCGCGCCCGCAGCGCCAGCCGTGAGCCGAAAGCCGGCGTCGATTCGGCTCGCGCGTACAAGCGCGCCGCCGAATACCTGGCCACGGCCGAACGTTCGGTCAAGGGCGCAGGCGGCGATCAGTGCGCCTACCGCGTGGCCGCGCAATGCCTGGCACTGGGCGCGACCAAGGAACAGACGCTTGACCTGATGCTGTCGGAGATCTGGGACCACGGCTGTGGCTGGGCGCCCGATCGCCTGCAGCAGAAGATCGCGCACGCCGCCAAGTACATGACCAGCCAACCAGGTGCGGACGCACCTGAAGCTGCGTTCGAACCTGTACCGGACACGACGCCAACCGCGGACGGCGCCGGCAAGCTGCACCCGTACGACGAGTTGAACCGTGAGTGGGCCCTCGTCCTGACGGGCGGCGGCCACCACATGCTGCGCGAGACGACGGACTTCAAGGGTAACCCCATCGTCGAGCATATCAAGGAAGGCACGTTCCATACGTACTACGCCTCCCGAGAGATCACCGTCGGCAAGAAGACGGAGAAGCTCACGCAGGTGTGGATGGCCAATCCGCGCCGACGCACCTATGACGGCCTAGTGTTTGCGCCCGGCCGCACGGTCGATCGCCGCTGGTACAACCTGTGGCGCGGCTTCGACTACCAGCACAAGCCCCAGCGCAACGGCCCGAGCGCGCGCGCCAGCAAAGCCGTGCAGGCGTGGATCGGTCACGTGCATCGGAACATCGCGCGCGGCGACGCCAAGCTGGCCGAATGGTTCATCGGCTACATGGCGCACCTAGTCCAGCGGCCGTACGAGAAACCCCTGGTCGCGCTCGTGCTCAAGGGCAAGAAGGGCACCGGCAAGAACGCCGTGGTCGAGCGTGTGGGCGCCCTGTTCTCGCGCAACATGGTGGTGGCTGACGACGACCGTTACCTGGTGGGCAACTTCAACAGCCACTTGGAAGCGTGCCTGCTGTTGGCACTCGACGAGGCTAGTTGGGCCGGTGGCAAGAAGGTCGAGGGCAAGCTCAAGGGCATCATCACCGGCGCCAAGCACATGATCGAGCGCAAGGGCATGGAGCCCTACCAGGTGGACAACCTGACGCGCGTGGTCATCATCGGCAACGAGGACTGGCTCGTCCCCGCTTCCCAGGACGAACGCCGGTACGCGGTGTTCGACGTGGGCGAAGACGACATGCAGCGTCGTGGCTTCTTCGAAGAGATGCGACTGGGTATGGAAGCCAACGGCGGCGAAGGCTATGGCCTGTTGTTGGACTACCTCCTGAACTTCGACATCTCCGCCATCGACGTCAACGACGCCCCTAAGACCCGAGGCCTGGCCCAGCAGAAGGTGGAAAGCCTGTCGCCCATTCACCAGTGGTGGATGGACTGCCTGCAGGAAGGCCAAATCCTTGGCGGCGACTTCGCCGGTGAGTGGCCATCACGCATTCCCACCAACCGTTTGCAGGATGCGCTCAAGCGCCACAACCAAAGCCGCGGTGTGCGTTCGTGGGGTTTGACGGCCACGCAGTTCAACCGCGCGATGGCTGCGGCCGTGCCCGGCTGGACGAAAGAGAAGAGTGGCAAAGCTGCCGAAGGCGACGCCACGTACCACTACAACATGCCGCCTATTGCCGACGCGCGCGCCTTGATGGCCGCGTTCATCGGTGACCCGGAACTGTTCGGAGAAGAAACATGACCGCGCCCGAATACCTCACGCCGGAAGAGGTCGCCATCCGGCTGCGTCTGAAGACGGCCGACACCTTGGCGCACTGGCGGAACAAACGGAAGGGTCCGCCGTTTCGAAAGTTCGGGAGCCGAGTCCTTTACCCGATCGAGGCATTGCTCGACTGGGAACGCAAGCAGACCGTGGAGACACGCGCATGACCGCCCTATTCAGCTGGAAGGCTCGGCCGCCCAAGCCGAAGCGGCAAGAAGGTCAGTCGCGTGTAGTGCGCAGGCTGTTGCTGCTGCCGAAAAAGTTGGGGGATGAATGGCGATGGCTCGGCGTGGAACTGATCTATCAAGTGTGCATGAAGCGATACGTACCGTTTCGGAGCATACCGGGCGGCTACGTAACCCTCGTTTTTGTCGACAGCAGGTGGGCGGTATGACGACTGTGGCATGGGACGGCAAGACCTTGGCCTGTGACTCCCAGGTGACGGTGGGCAACTGCCGCGGCACATCGGTGAAGCTGGTCAGCAACGATCAGGGGTTTGTGGCGGCCGGTGCCGGCTCACTGCCCGAGCTGGTCCCGTGGTTCCGTTGGGTCGAGAATGGCATGGATCCGGACCAGCAGCCCACGTCCCTGAGCGAATCGGATCTCGTGATCGTGCCGCCACGGGGCCCGGCCATCTGGTTCTCGGGCAGTGCGTCACCAATGAAGTTGCCGCGCCGGCATTGGGCGATCGGCAGTGGCAGCGACTTCGCGCTGGGCGCTATGGCCATGGGCGCTGACGCGCGCCAGGCGGTCAAGGTCGCCATGAAGTTCGACGTGTACACGTCGGGCCGGGTGCAGTACCGTACTCGCGGCTAGCGACCCAGGTGCGACCCAGCCCTAAAACGACAAAGGCTTAGCCGAAGCTAAGCCTTTGTTTTTATTGGTGGGCCGTGAAAGATTCGAACTTTCGACCAATTGATTAAGAGTCAACGTTGACAGTATGTCTACACCTGAGTAAGCTAGGCCTCAGCTCAATCCAGTGGGATTTCGTTGTAGCCCAAGGGATTGTCCGTGACCCCACTTTGCGACTCAGGTGCGACCCAATGGAGCTTTCCTCATCAGCGCTCGCTGCGGCGGCGGCCGGCAGCACCCTACGGGACAAGACTGTCCCCGGACTCCACGCCAAGGTGTCTGCCACCGGCCGGCGGTTCTTCCTGTACTTCCGAACCAAGGGCGGCGTCGAGCGCCGGCCGAAGCTCGGCGACTTCCCCCTGATGACGGTGGCGCAGGCGCGCATCGTCGCCAAGGAAATGCTGCTTGAGGTAGCCAAGGGTAACGACCCGATGGCGGCCCGGGAGATCGAGCGTGGCGCGGACACGGTGAACCAGGCGATCGACAAGTACGAGAAGGAGTACGCTCCCAAGCGCAAGACCGGCAAGCAAACGGTCAACCTGCTGCGTCTGCACTTGGGTAAAGCCCATGGCTCGGACCGGATCAAGAACGTCACCTATTCCCACATGTCCGCCCTCCACGGAAAGATGAAGGACACGCCGGTGCTGGCCAACCGCATCCTGGCCTACGCCAGTAAGCTGTTTTCCCTGGCCGAGAAGTGGGAGATGCGGTCGAAGAATTCCAACCCTTGCCACGGCATCGAGCGGTACAAGGAATTCAAGCGCAAGCGCCGCATGACGCCGGCCGAGGCCAAGGCAATTGCCGAGAAGCTGAACCAGTATAAGACAGCGCACCCGGAGGCCGTGGCGTTCGTATACCTGCTGATCCTCACCGGCGCGCGCAAGGGTGAGGTGGCCGCGGCCAGGTGGGAATGGCTCGACGGTAACGTGCTGCGCCTGCCTGACTCCAAGACGGGGGAGAAGCCCGTATACCTGCCGCCGGCGGCCATGGCGCTGATCGACCAATTGCCCAAGACGTCAGGCACGATCACCGGTATCGCGTGGCCGTACAAGCTATGGTACAAGGTGCGTGCCGAGGCCGGTTGCCCAGACTTGCGCCTGCACGACCTCCGCCGTTCGTTCGCCTCGGTGGCACTAGACTTGGGCTACTCGTTGGCGCAGATTGGCGAACTGTTGGGCCACGCTTCCACCCAGACCACGGCCGGCTACGCGTGGCTGCAGGCAGACGTGGCAAAGGATGCGGTCGCCAGGACAGCGGCGGCCATTGGCCAGCAACTTACGGGAGCGGCGTCATGAGCAGGCTCGCGGTAGTCGTGTTCTCGTTGGCGATTGTGTTGATGCTCTTTGCGCGCCGTTGTTGGGTGTCGCTGACAACGGCAAAAACGGAAACGCCCGACGAGTTCGAAGGGCGTCAATGGTGATCAAGGGGAACGTTATGGTCCGTTTCTTGCTCGGCCCACATCCCGTGGTAGAAGGTTGCATCGGCTTGATAGCCGTTATTGCTTTCCTTTGGATTTGGCGCCTGCGTTACAGATAGAATCCCAAGCCTTGTCGTGGTTGAGGATCTGGTCTGCAGTTCCCTGAGTGAGCACATCGGCTTTGCTGATGTAAATCGGCCGCACCCATTCACAGCCGTTTGACGGAATCGGTTTAGTCGCGACTCCACTGCTGGTGCAGGACGTCAGCAGAACTGCCAGGGGTAGGATCAGGCCGAGGAACATACGGTGCCGCAGGTGCGCTGCCGCTTTGTGCAGCAACCGGAGCCGTGGTGTCGGGAGGGAGCTTGGCTGTTTCGACTTCGACATCTTTGCGTACCTCTGAACGGTCCACGATGGCCGTCGCTGTATTGATCTGCTGTTGTGCTTGATCGACGGCCGCCGCCTGTTTTTCGGAGGCTTTACCCTTTTCGCGGCCGTAGAGGATGGCGCCGCCGATGGCCGCCAACACGGCGAATATGCCGATGATCCAAACTTCGAACTTGGCCCACAGAGTGGTCAGCATGGTCGGTTCTCGTCGAAAGATTTTGGCGATTTGGGTGTCTGGTCCAGGAGTCGGCCGAGAATGCCGAGCACCGAAGTAACACCCGTGGCCACAGCCACGTAGGGGATGGGTACGATGGCTCGCCACTCGCCGGGCAACATGCACCAGACACCGGGCAATACACCGGCCAGCGCCAGCGCGTGCACGCTCAGCCATTTCCACGATTGTTGCCACTGCGGAACGAGATTCACATAGCCGCCTGTGCCCAATCCTGGGCGGTGAAGTTAAGGTCGTAGCTACCCATCATTTTGAACGGGACGCCTTCCGCCGAGTCGAACACGCACAGGCTGGTAACTGCGATCAGTCGTCCGTCAGCATCGAAAAGCCCCGAGCCAGAATCCCCGAAAAAACCGTTCACGTCATAGACGCGTACCTGCCGGCCCTCTTCATCCGTATCCACGCCGACCATGTAGCCGCGCCGATACCAGTCAGTCTTGCCGTCGGGGTTCCCCCACAGCTGCACAGTGTCACCCTGAGATGGTTGCGCGCCACGCGAGGCCCAGTAATCGAACGTCTCGTCGACGATCAGGATGGTGTGGTCCGCGCCGTCGTTGATCTCTCGCTCGATCAGTACCATCACGCCATTAACTTTTACCGGGGCGTGCTCTGTAAAGCAGTGCGTGGCCGAGAGGATCGCGTGCGGGCCAATCACCGTACCGCTGCAGGTACCCAGTCCCACCAGCTCAAGTCGAACCGTGGCGTCCTTCACGTCATGATGCTTTCGCGGCGGGAGGCATCCCGTCAGGGAGAGAACAACCAACACCAGCGCAAGCAGCTTTTTCATGGGACGATTCCCGCCAGCGCCAGGCCGGCATCGATCACGGTTCGTAGGTAGATGTTCCGTCCGTTCTCGTGGCGAATGATTGCGTTGACGAGGGGGAACATCTGGTCGTATTGCGTGACGTCCAGGTGCGTGTTCGGATCGACCTTCATAGTCGACGCCACAGCGCTGACGTATGCCGCCGTGTTGTTCTCGTTCTCCGGGGCCCAACGTTCGACGATGGCGCGCACCGTGTCGAAGCCCTTATGTTGATAAACAATCAACACTTTAGCCAAAGCTCGGATGCCATATTTCACATCGGTGAAGACGCAAAAGTCGGAGTCCGTTTGCTTCGCGGCCAAGCCTTGCCAGTTCGAACCTAGGCGCAAATTGCCTGGATTGTTGTTGCGTTCGCCGCGAGTGCTGCTCGTTCCGATCATCACTTACTGCCCAGGTGAAGGAGAGCCCACACCGCGGCGATACCGGTGGCCAGACTGCCCACCAACTTGACAAAACGAACCAATCCCCGAGCCGTACGCCACGCGTCAACCAGATCCGTAGTTGCTTGGGTGTTGGCCATGACCAGGGTACGAAGTTCGCCAACTTCTCGGCGCAATTCTTGGATTTCCCGTTCGCTATTCATTCGAGTTATGGCGCCGCGTAGAAGCTGATGTCGTCCAGCGCCATGTAGCTGGTGTCGCCGTTATGGAGAATGTTGACGGCGCCGGCAGATGTGATAGACACCACCGTAGGCGACGCCGTTGAATTACCGATCGCAAAGACCAGCTGCGCGCTCGGCCGGTAGCCGGCGGGGAGCGTCATGATGGTTGTACCGTTGGCTACCGTGCCGCCCGTGATGACGCCGGTTAACTTAACAACGCCTTCCATATTGCGGCGCGCAGCCGCGGCTTGGTAGCCGCCCAAGCTACTGCCGCCGTTGCTAAGCGTGAGTAGCACCGCAACGGAAGACCACGGGGACCACGAACCGCCCGTACCCGTTCGTGTGTAAGTTAGCGGCGCGTTGCCCGCGCCCTGCGCGAAGTTGTAGCAGCGCTGGATGGTGTACCCATCGACGGCGCGCATCGTTTCCACAGCACCATCGACGGGCCAGCCGCCAGCCGACTGGCAGGTTTTGAGCGTGATGCCGGTGGTGTATGCCGGTGGCAGATCCGACAGGACGGCGGCCGCCATGTTGACGCCCGTGGATACGAATCGATTGGACCGGAATCGCTCGATGTGGCCAAACGGGAAGAAGGCATCGATCATGCCGCCGTACTGCCAGGCTTTGCCGATGTCCAGTGGGTGAACCGAAACTCCCGACACCAGATCCATCCAGTTGCCGCCGGCGCCTTGCCGCAAGTCTTTCAGCCACGCATATGTGTCAAAGTAGGCGCAGCCATACTGGTTGCACACGTCGATGATGGGATTGCGTAACTGCTCGTACCACTTCTCATCGCGGCCGTTGGCCGGATCGACGGTGGCGTTCGGACCCATGACGATAATCGAGAGCGTGGCCGGCGATCCGCCCGCCGCGCTGCGGATCGCCGAGAGCTTGGCGCGCATGTTCGCCAGCATTGTCTGCAAGCGTGTCGAAACAGGATTGATAGCGTCGTTAATACCGTATTTGATGATCATCAGATCTACGGAACTGCCGACATCAGACAATGCGGGGAGATCGCTCCAACTAGTGCCGGCAACCGCTTTATTTACACATGTCGCGTTAAGTCCGCGCGCAGCAAACAATTCCGGAATAAGATTCTCGGTCCAATATTGCCCGTCAAGAAATCCAGATGCGACGAAATTCGCCACAGTGGAATCGCCATACGTGATGATATTGACGACGCCAGACGCACCAGCAGGCCCGAGGAACAACTTCGAATACGCTCGGTAGAGGTGCTCGCGGTTAATCGCGTAGCCCATGTCCGTGTACGAATCCAGTCGTTTGGTGTAGCCGGGAAATGCAGCATCGTTCGTCACCAACGAGCCGAGTCCGCTCAGTGCGGCACCCGCCGGGTTGGTCGGCAGCGCGGACACGAAGGACGTGCCGGGAGGCAGATCGACGTGAAAATATCCATTGGTCGACGCGTCGCTTAGTGCGTTGTTGACCGCGCTCAAGTCGTCTGTCGAGCCATTGACGACGGCGCCGCGGTCCTTGATGCTTTTCACTTCCCGCATCTTGTCTTGGAACGTGCGCGTTGACGCGCCGATGCCGGACTGAACGAACGAACCGACGCCACCAGGGACGCCAGCGGCCACGCTTTCGGCGATCTCACGCGCTTGCAAGACGGTGGCGCCGTCCGTGTCGTACACGCCATCGGCAAGATTGCCGATGTTAAAGCCCTGCGCGTCGTACACCGTCGTCAATGGTGCATGCTGCAACGTGCGGCTCAACTCGTTACCGAGTTGCTGCAGACCCATGGTGTCCCGATCTAGCGCCTTTTCGTGGCTACTGGCTGGAAAATTCGAGTTGGACGGGTACGAGGTCAGCTGCACGAAAGCGATGTTGCGCTCGATATACAGCTGATCTCCGGACACATTCGACGCGAGCAAGGTCAACGTGCCCCCGCTGGAATTGCCAGCGCCGCTCAACGTGTAGTCACTGTTGAGCACCAACGTCCGGGGCGTACCGGTGGCGACCGGTTTGAACGTCACCTGCAGATCCGTGTCCACCAGCCAGTAAAACGGCACGGGAAACGAGACCGTTACGCCGTTGCAGGTGTAAGGGCCGGCAGAACTTACGGTGCTGTTGACGGTCATGGATGGGCTTTCCGAGGATACGTTTCTATTATATCAACAGTTGAGGTGCAATTATTCGGCCGGCCGGCCCACTGCAACGCCGACATCGGGCGCGCGGGAGGGGGCCATCTCGCCCGATTGCCACCAGCTGGATTGGTTCTTTTGCGCCATGCGGTTTTGCACGCGAGCGCTATAGCCCGGCGACAGGTTGTTCATGATCTGGTCGTAGACCAAATGGTTGAAGGCGGCCTTCAAGTACCACACGCGGGAGAACGGCACGGCGTAGCTGCGGGCGAACCGCACGGCCTGGGCCGCCAACTGGTCTGGCCGGACGGTCTGCTCGCCCAGCTCCGCCTCCATGCCGAAGCTATTGGTAGCAACGCCCTTGGCGTTCTGGAACAGGTTGATCGCGTCTTCCGCCATCGTGGCGCCGGGTCCGAGCAACTTGGCCAAGGCGCCGTTCTGGTGGTCGCCCTTGTCGCCTAGGGCGAAGTCACCGTACATGCCCAGGCCGCCGCTGGCGAGCATGATCTTGGCCAGCCCCTTGGGCGTCATAAGGTTCTCCGGATCCTGCCCCAGCACCACATCTTTCAGTTCCTGGGCCACCGCGCCCAGGGCTGCGCTGCCTGCCATGAACTTAGCCCGATACAGCCACGCCGCTTTCCAATCCTGCAGGCTGTTCGGCACATCCAGCATGTGAATCTTGAAGATGCCAAGCGGTGTTTGTTTCAAGAGAAACAGCCAGCTGGCGATCTCGTGCTTGAGCGTGCCCTTGGCGCCGGGGTCCAGACCAAGCGCTACCTGGTCCGCGATGCTGCTACCGCTACCGCCGCGCGCGCCAATGTGCGTTTCGGAGAGCGTCGCGCTCAACAGCTTCTCAGCTGCGTCCGACTTGAGATTGCGGATCTCGCGGGCTTGCGCCTCGGGACTGGACGGTTCGCTGCGAGCCGCCAGACGCGACTGCGCCAGCGGCGCCAGCTTGGCGTCGTCGATCCCGTAGATGCCATCCGGGGTCAGCATCGAATGATTGCCGTTCGGGCCTTTGTCCAGCTCGGCCTGCTTCCAGGTGTTCCAGTGGTCCTGGGTGATGCCGAAGCGGTCCATGTACGCCTTGTCCGTCGGCGCCAGGTCGGCGTAATTGGTCTTCGATACGTGGTCCCCGAACATGTCCATCATGCTGGCGGCCACGCCATGTGTCATGCCGCGGTCCCACGCGCGTAGGCCGGATATGTTGTGCACCGCCTGGTTCATGAACCGGACAGCCTTGGACCCGAGATCCTCCGTGCCCATACGGTTCACGCTGTGGTGCAAGGTGTCCGCCACGATGCCCAGGCGCGCGATGCGCTGACGATTCTCCGTGGTGGGCTTGAGCCCTTCCAGCACATTGGCCAGCACTTTCGTGCGTGCCATGCCGCGCAGATGGGCGTAGCCTACGGCCATCTGCAGATCAGGGATCGCGGAAATGGTCGACGAACCCAGGAGGGTCGCGCTCGCCACGCCGCGGATGTTCTGGCTGATCTTCGCCCACAGGGGCATCGTGCCCGGGTGATCCGGCGATCGGAAGGCTTGCCACTCCTTGAGCGTGGTGGTCTTGAGCTTTTCCAGCTGCAGGAGGGCCTTCGCCTTGGCTTCTGGCGTTTTGCCACCGGCCGCCAGCGCGTCGTTGGCAAATGCCTTCTCGACCAGCTGGGGAAAGAAGTTGTCGGCGTCGCGGCCGAATTTCTTGGCGGCGGCGATGTCACGCGCCATGCTGTTGAGGTGGTGATCCAGCATCGAATAGACGGAGTCGGCCGAGCCGTACTTCTCCATCATCCGCATGTAGCCGTCGGCGCTGCTGAAGTGCAGCTGGCGCGGCGCGTTGCGGCTACCACCAACGGTGCCCGACTGGCCCGTGCCCTGCTTCTCGCCGCGCTTGTTCGAACCATTCGTGCCCAGAGTCTCGGCCGACTTCTCGACCATCTTTTGGATCTGGTCCCGCGTCATGGGCGAGCCGTCGACGTTCGTGTACTGGGTCGGGTCGATCTCGGCCATCGCATCTTTGACGAAGCCCGCGCGGTCGGCGCCCACCTTCTCCCAGGCCCACGGCTGGGGTACGTGGTAATTCTCTAGGCGGTTGATGTTGATACCGGCGTCGTTGGCGCGCTGAAACGCCTGCTCGTTCAAATCGCGGATCGCCTTCGCTGAGGCGTCGACGTCTGGACTGCCGGTCTTCTCGCCCCAGATCGCGCGCATCAGCTGCTGCTGCTCGGTGGGGTCCTGGACCATGCCCCAGAACTTGCCCTTCCCGCCCGTCTTGTAATCCAACTGGCGCGTCAGGTCGTTAAAGATCGCCTTGCGGTCGATCTCCACGGATGTGTCGCCGCCGATCTGCTGAGCGTGGTAGATCGCCCGCTGGCGCAGCGCGGCCAACTGGCCCTTACCTTTGCCGGTGCCCGCCTTAAAGGATTCCAGCTTGTCCAGTTGATTCTGCTTGATCTCGATGTCGCGCAACGTATTCGCGTGGGCTCGGGTCGTATCGGCCACTGTCTTCTGCCGCGCCAGCTTGGCGCCGGCCGCGATCCGTTCGTCCCGCGACAGATTCGACCAAGCGTTCGGGTCCTGCGCGCGCAGCTCCTTCATCGAGCTCTGCAGACGCATCTCGATCCCGTCGAGCTCGCCCTTGGTCGGCTCGCGGCCGAGGAAGTCGGCCACCGCCTTGGCACATTGAGGCTTCACGCGGCACCTCCCGTGCTGATAAAGCAGGCCGCCGCGATTTCATGGGCTTTGGCCAGGCGATCGGATTCACCCATCTCCTGCTGCATGTCCAGGAATTTCTGTCGCACGGTCGTTTGGTTTCCGTTCTCGTCGGTGTACGGGAGATCACCGGCGCCGCGCGCCAGCAGTTGATTCATGCGCGCCAACGTCATTTCATCCATAGGCGTCGGCGGCGGTTCCTTTGGTGCCGGCTCTGCGCCTTCAGCGACGGGCTTGGGTTCCGGCGCCTTCAGCTGTTCGATCGGCTGGCCGGCTTCGCGCACCGGAGGTTCGACAGCGTCAACGGGTTTGATCGCCTCGTCGTAGTGGTTGAGCTCGGCGCTGGCCGCCTCGTTAAGCATCGGCAACGTGTCGTGGTTTGGATCGGGCAGCGAGTTATCCACCAGCTTTTGCGCCACGTCGCTGCGGACGGCCGGCTCATCGCCACGCGCCAGCGCGTCGATCGCCTCACGCATCGTATCAACGTGGGCGTTGGCCACGTCGGGACTGGTCGGGATGCCAGGTGCGCTGCGGTTGAAATGCTCTTCGCTCTGAGTGGCCAGGGCCGCGTCAACGTCGGCGGGCAATGCCGCGCCGCGGTGCGCGAGATAGCCATGTGCGCCGAAGGCCGCGCCCAGGATGGCGTCACTGGCCATGGCCTCGCCGTCGAATATGCGGTACTGAGCTGCCATGTCCTTATAGCCGTTGGCTTCCAGTACGGCAGATGTCGCTGCGCGTTGCGCCGCGCCCGTGATCAGATTGACGCCTGAACCGCCGGCCACGGACGACCACAGACCTTTGCCAAACTTCATGGGGATGAATGCGCCGGCCGCGCTAAAACCGCCCGTGATGCCCGCTTTCTCCATTGCCGTCTGATCGTCCAGACCGTCCTGCTTGTTCTGCAGATAGTCGGAGTAACCTTGCGTGCCGCCCAGTAAGGCGGCGGCGCCCCATGGGCCGCCGGCGGCCGCACCGATGGTGCCGATGGCTAGGTTTTCGGTTGTGCCTGCCGCGATCCGGCCAAGCGCGCCGGTTTCCCGAGGGTCCTGCCCGGTAGCGCTCCAAGTAGCCACTACCTTCTGCGCGGCAGCGGCCTCGCTGCGGGCTTCCTCTTGCTGATCCGGCGACAGCAGCGTACGCGCACTGGTGCCGAGCATCATCGAGAAGTAGTCCTTAACTCCTTGGCCGGATTCAGAATCCCCGAGGCCGTCAGCCAGCTGTACTAGTTTTGTTTCGGCCGTGCCGAGGCCCTTGAACGCGGCGGTACCCAGTCCTTCTAACGCGCCGGCACCGGGCACGTCAGTTGTGCCTCCCTGCGCCTGTGAGGCGATGCGGTATTCGTCGTCCGGACCGGGATTCAAGAAACCCATGATCTCTCCTTAGAACAGATTCGCGCCGAGACCGGCAGGTATGGCGTCGCCCGTGGCTGTGCCGATCGAAATTTTCGGCGCTTCAGGCGTATAGGAGTCCTTGAAGTTCACGCGCACCAGGGACCCATTGTTGCGGTTCGTCATCGGGCGCGTGCCGTTCAAGAACCCATACTGGCCATCGGCCAGGTTATAGGGACGCGCACGGTCCAGTACCTGCTGTGCTTCTTCGTCGGAATAGCCGGCCGCCTTGAGGGTTTGCGTCGCGCGCGGCGCCCATTCGTTCTGGAAGTCGGCCATGGGTTTGCCGAAGGGCGGCATGATCTGGCCGCCAGCGCCGGTACTCCATACGCCGCCCGTGACCGCATTGATCGCGTTGGTGAAGCTCTTGCCGTCGACCACGTCCAAGGGTTTGCCTTGCTTGTACTGGCCGGCGACCCAATACGCCTTGACAGCGTTGAACACTTCTTCCTGCGTCGCGGCGCTGCGCTGCGGGTCCGGAGATTGGAACGCTGCCGGGCCAAGCGTCGCAGAGAACAGCGTGCGCAGCGTCTTCTCGTCCACTTGTGCCGCCTTAGCACCGGTGGGCATCGACGGTTCAGCGCCCTTCCCCATGTCCTTGTCGAGGGAGCGGCCGTTCAGAATGATGTCACCATCGGAAATCTGGGCTCCGATGTCGGCAGCGGCCAGGGACTTGCCGTCGACCACAACAGATTTGCCCGTGGCCGCCACATTCGCGGCGTAGGCCAAAGTTGGATTCTTGCTGGCGACCTGGTTCATGAAGGTGGAGAAGCCGCGGTCGTCGTTGATCGCGGTTTTAGCCTGGACCAGATAATTGACGCGATCGGCGCCATTCATCGAGCCCAAACCCTGAGCCATCTGGTGAGACTCGTCATCGGTCAACATCTGACTTGGTGCCGCGTAATCACGGGTCAGAGTATTGTTGAGCGCAACGCGATCCTTAAGGCTTTGGCCCATGGCCTGCGCACTACTGAAATCCAGAGGCGCGGCGTTCGGCATGCCATGGGCGATGGCCATTTGAATCGGGGCTTTCTGCCACTGCGCGTCGACGCGCTGCACGGCCTCTAAAGCCTGCTTGTACAGAGGTGCCTTCACGGCTGCTTCGTCGCCGCCTGGTGCGCCGCCCATTTGCGTCTGCAGGAAAGCGTCACGCTGCGCCGTCGGCATCGTCGCCATATTGGCCATGAAGCCGGAGATACTCTGGGCGTAGTCCAAACCATCGCCGATGCGCTGCGCCTGCACTGGACCAAGATACGCCGGCAGCTTCGCCTTTAACTCTTCATATCCGGGGTAACCCTGACCAAGAGCGAATGAGGCTTTCGCGTCCTCCACCTGCTGCATGATCTGGCCGCGGCCGCCAGCCAACTGCTTGCCTACCAAAGACTCGGCCTGGCGTACGGTGTTGACCTTTTGCGCCCACGTCAGGTTTTCCCAGCCAGCGAGCGGAACCTTTGCTTCAGCGATCGCATTTTCACTGAGTGGGTTGACTTGCGGATCGCCCGGATTGGGGACGCTCGCGCCGGTGAGCGCGCCGCGTACAGCGCCGAGATTGGCGGCGTATTGGTTGGTGTTCGGACCCCATGATTTGGCGTCCTCGCCACCGTAGTACATCTGGTCAACCTTTGACATGTCGCCGCCGGCCGAGCTCTGGTAGCGCGCCAGTAGCTGTGCCGCGGCGTTGATGGCTTGTGCCGGGTCTTTGGGATCGATGCCCAGTTCCTTCGCCTTGGCCGGCGAAATCTGCATGATGCCGTCGGCCTGCCCACTGCTGGCGTTCGGGTCGAGGCCGGACTCCGCCACTGCACGCAGCTTCAGCTCGGACGGACTGACGCCGAAGCGCTGCCCAGCTGCCTGGAAGATCGGATCAAATTCGCTGGCGGCCTGCACCTTCTGCACGATCGAGCCGATGTTCGACGACGTGTAAGGCTTGACCGTGTCCGCGCCGAGGTTGGCCACGGGGCCGGCCGGTACGCCGCCCACCTGTACACCGCGAATCGTTGTCACGCCACCCTGCACGTTCACTGCCGTGAGGAACGCCTGTGGGTCCTTCGACATCTGACTGACGACCTGCACATTGCTCAGGTCGTTAACAAACTTCTGGTGAAGGTTGAGCTTGTCCGTCGGACTGATCGTAGTCAGACCGCCGAGCATATCGGCGTTCTTTTTCAGCAGCGTCGTAAAGGTGCCGTCGTCCGGCGAGGCCGCCAGCACGTCCTCGTCCGCCTTCTGGCCCTGCGCCACCAGATTGCTGGTGTATTGGCCGTTGAGCTGCGCCTGCGTACGCATGGCCAGGTCGGTGCCGCGAAGCGTCGCGCTAGCCATATGGTAGCCCACGAACTTACGCGCGGATTTGCCGGGCGCCTGATCCATCAAATCCTGCTGGCCCTGCGCATACGCAGCCTGCTGGTCAGACGTGATGGACTGAATCTTAGCAGGGTATTCGGGGTCCTGCGGGTCCAAAGAATTCACTCGCTGCTGGAAGTCGTTCTGAAGCTGCAGCTCTTTCTGGGAGACGGCCGTAGCCGCCCAGATGCGTCCCTGGTCCTGGTCGATCGCGTTGAGCGTGTTGCCCATGGTATCCAAGCCGGACGCCAATTGCTCCGCGCCACGGCCAATCTGCGCGCCGAAGTCGTCCGGCGTTGCCTGGCTGTTGATGGAGCCATTGGCGGAAATCTGCTGGGTATAGGGATCGATCCTTGCACCGGTCATTTACTGGCCTCCCGTCACCGGCACGCCACCGCCATTGTTGTAATACTGCTTCATCGCGCCGGCCGTCCCGCCAAGAGCAGAGCCTGCCGCACTCAAGTAGCCGGCCGTCGTGTCGTTGCTGGCGGCCGAACTATCGAGCGTGGCCGAATTCTGATAGCCCAATGCCTTCAACTGGTAGTTATATTTGATATTCAAATTGTCCAGCGTCGACTGCGAAATGGAATCGTTGATGACGTCCGTCGCCGTGCCGCTACCAGGATCAATGCCATTGGCGCCATAGTTCGCCTCCATCAACCCGATCTTTCGCGCGGCGTCCTGTCGCTGTTGCATCTGTGCCTGCAAACCCTGTTGCTGCGCGACCGCGGCGTTCTGCGTGGCCACTTTCTGGTTGTAGTCCGCCGTGGCGGAAGCCGCCTGTGACTGCTTGACTGCGGCATACGTGCCTACGGCGGCGGCGGCAAACATCAGGTAAGGGATTGCAACTGCCATGGCTTAGACGACCTTCACGTATAGAGTGGCGTCGGAACCATCGGGAAAATAGTTCCTGGCGCGCGGTACTTCGACTTCAAATCCCATAGCCTTCGCCCAGCGATGCCCTTGCTCGAAGCGGCAATCCACTTCGCATTCCAGACGGTTGTAACCGTAGGTTTCAAGCGCGCGCTTGACGAATCCATGCACGCGCAAAAAGCGCCGCCCGATGCTGCCGGACAAGAACGTCCAACACACGCCGCGGCCAGGCCACATTTCGAGCACGCCACCGCACACGAGGACTTCTTCGCCGTCCAGCAACGTGTACGAGTCCATTCCTTCCATCAGGTCGAGATGCTCGGGCGCCATCCAGGCGAGGTTGCCTTCCTGCGCCTTCTGCAGCGCCATGCGGCGCATATGCTCGGCCCTGAACGGGACCACTTCCATCAGCCGCCGTCCTGCGTTTCGAGTTCGACCGACAGGCCACTGATGTTGCTGGGCAGCGGCTGGGTTTGTTCCCAGATCACATAGCCGTCGCGGTCGTACGATCCCTCCCACGTAAGGGGGAAGTTACCGCTGAAAAGCGGAGGCGGGGCATCCATCAAATCGTTCGTGCTGCGGAATGATTCATCGTTGATGGGCGCGTTAGCGTTACCTGCCTGGACCTGCAGGCCGAGCGTGTCGTACATCCGGAGGATGATGCGATGAATGCGTTTGATCTTGCCCTGTGCCGGTCCTTCGGCGCCGCCAGCTTCCAGCGCCATCGTCTGCGACCGGCTTGTGTAGTTCAAACCGATGTTGACGTCCCTGGCTGCGCGTTGCAGTGTGATGGCGCCCCCAGTCACCACGACATCGGGATGGGTGGAACTATCGGCCAGGACCGATACCGTCTGTCCTTCCAACCAACTCAGGCCCGTGATGGTCGTCACAGGCGAGCCAAATGTGGCACGCACCGACGAGTCGAGGTAGTAGGTGTTATTGGGCACAAAGCGATACGCCGTCCCGCCATTGAGCGAATAAGGCGTGGCGTCGCCGACTTCCCATATCTTGGTCATACGCTCAACGTAGCAAACAGTCTGGCCATTCACGGTCCGCTGGATGGCCAGCCATAGTTCGTCACGGCTATTGTCCGGCGATGGAATGGTGGCCATGCTCAAAACCTTGGCGTTCTGGCCGCCGATCGCATGCGCGGCCCAACCTTCCTCGTCTTGGTCTCGGTCGTAGCTGATACTCAACAGGGTTCCGTCGGCTCGCAATGCCCAGATGATCTGCTGGGGCGTCTTCTGCAGCATCAGCTGCACGATGCCGCCCGCGGTCAGGTGTTCCGCTAGCACCGAAACATCGGGACCGATAAAGCCGTTCGTGTAGAAGTCGTACTTCAGCGAACGCATGCGCTTGCCGCCGGCTTGCATAAAGACGCATTCCTGGCCCACGCGCAACGGAGCGACCTGCACCGACCCGTACAACGACGACTGTTGCGCGGTCGCATTAGTCGAGCTGATAGCCTGGCCGATCGTGGCCGGAGCTAACAGCCACTCGTTGCCTGCCGTACCAATGAGCAAGCCGTGTGAGTCCGACTGCAGCCACCGAATGGCGTTGATCGTGTTAGCGTTGAGGTTGATACCGTAGGCATTATTGGCGGCAACGGTAGCGTCAAGCAGCGCGCTCGGAGAGAACACAGTGTATTGGCTCGTGCACGAAGCATCGATACGCTGCGGCAACTGGGGTGTGCCGGCAAACACCAGGCGATCTTCGTGGAACGTGACTACGGCTGGATAATTGCCGACCGTCCACGAGCCAAGGCACCAAGAACGCGCAGCAGCAAGCGAGCCCGAAGGCGCCACTGTACCTGGATTTAGGGTGTCGTGTTCCGGATCGATGATAATCGTCACGGCGTTTGCCCCATGACGGTCACCGTCGCCACCGTTGTGCTGGTGACACCAGTGATCAGCATCCACACCCACTGCGTTGCCGCAGCAGTTGCGACGTTGTTGAGTCGAACCATTCGACCCACATCGGATGCTTGGAATCCAGCGCCATTGTTGATGCCCGCTGTGGCCGATGCCGTCAGCGTCGCTCCCGTCGTACCCGGAACCGACGACGAACAGGATATCTTGGTCGACGTGATGTTCACCGGCAGATATGGCCCATCCTGCATAGCCAGATTGGCCAATACCCAATTGGTGGCACCGAGACGACTCAACGTCGCTGGCGGGTAATTCGGATGGCAGATGTAGAGGACATCTGCTGACTGAGTGAAGTAGAGCGTCGGCAGGTCGCCGGCGCCGTACGGCGTGCTGACCTGATACGGCGTGCCGCCACTAAGCAACTGGCCGCCATTGGTGTAGAACCGAATTTTGTTGGCCGTAAATTCCAGCACATAGGACTGGAACACATTGAACTGGAACGGCTGCAGCCGAACCACATTCGGATCGGCCGCAGCCGCCACGTACGTCGTGCCGGGGCGGCGCGTCTGCGGCCCTTGCAGCAAGGGAATGTAGTTCACAGTCGAACTCATCGCCGCCTTTCGTTTGGGCAAGTCGATGCGACCGTAGGTGAGCGGGGACCACTCGCCTGCGTTGAAACTCGTCTGGTAAAAAGTCGCCCGCGGCATCAGCGCGTCCGGGCCAGGAGCCAGCCGTCCGTCGGAGCTTCAGCCGGTGTGTTTTCAAAAGCATTGGCCGCCTTGGCGTCCTGCTCAATCGAACGGTACTGCTGCTGTGCATCCTGCTTTTTCTGATTCGATTGCGTCAGTTTTTCACACATGGCCGCGGCCATGCGCGCAGACACGCACTCGGCAAACAACGGGTCCCACTGGGTGGGGTCCGTAACGTCCGCGATGTACAAAAGGTATAGCGCCGGAGAGGCGGAAACCGGGGCGTTGACGATGCCTGCGCCGTACGGCGACGTCGCATCATTGGTCAGGATCTTCCGGCCTTCGATCTGCCAATCGAGGCAAGCATCATTCGGAAGCAACACGCGCAGACAGTCCACAGGCATCGTGTACTGGTAGAGATAACCCCATGCGGGCTCGGTCACGTCCGGCGCCAGCGCGGCGCGCTTCTTGGCGAAGTTCCACCGATGAACGCGCAGCTCAGCCAGGCGGCATGCATCGTAGGCACGCGTACATTCACGAGCCTCGACGGTATTGTCCGTGAGGTTCATGATCGAAGCGGCGCCCAGGAGTTGAAGCGCACGATTCGCGACGTCTGTGACAGACCGACCCATGCGCTACTACCTCCTTACGTGTTGGTGATGCAGGCGATCTTGAAGCCCGAAGCGGCGGGAACAGCGATCTCGACCGGCGTGTTCGCCGGCAAGCGCCAGTTGGTCGCGGTCGCTGTTGGATTTGCGCCTACGGCGACGGAACAAACGGCGTCCGCGCAAAGCACAACGAACGTGGTGCTGGCGTTGAGCGCGGCGGACTGTGCGCTGCCCGCGCCGATCGCCACAGTTTGTTCCGCCAAAGACGGATACGCCGGCACGCCCTGCTGCAGGTAACCAGCCAGGTCGCGGCCTTGCGTGGCGTGTTCTCGAATGTAGAGGACGGCCATGGCTTACAGCGGCGGGTACGGGGCGCGGATGATCGCCACCTTGAGCTTCTCGATAGCGATTTCGAGAGCGTCGCGAGTAGCCACATTCGTGGACGAATTCACGGCCACTTCCACGTCCTTGCCGGTAGTCGAAGTGGCGATCGTCACGGTGCTGTCTTCCGCACCGATGTTCACGCCGTAGAAATAAGTTGCCATTCGGGTCTCCTGAGAGGGGGCGGCCTAAACCGCCCCACTCTGGTCAGTTCGGGTGGCTGAAGTAGAGATCCACCACAAGGGTGCCCGAAGCCGGGAGAGCCGCCGCACCTACGGTCAGCAGAACGCGTTCCGTTGCGGTGCTGGCGGCGCCGGAGAAGGCAGTCGCCGGACCGAACGGCGTGGGCGTATCCACCGCGGTGAACACCGCTGCGGCGCGGTACTTGCCCGCGGCAGACGCGTTGCCGAGCGCCACCGTGGACGAGCCCAGCGACACGCTACTGACCATCTCACCGCCAGCGAACACGAAGCCGGCCGGGACATCTGCCAACACCACGGTGTCGCCACTTGCCTGCGAGGCGAGTGTGACGGTGGCGCGGAAGCGACGGAGGCGAGCGTGATAGGCGCTGATGGCCGAAGGTTTGATCGACGGTACAAAGTCGATACCGGCGCATTCCACACTGTAAGTCTGTGCCATGTTGATTACTCCTTACAGGGCGTTGATCATGACGACGCGCTTTTCTTCCAAGCGAGTCGCGCCGAAGGTGCCGGTCGTATAGACCTGCCACGAGTTGCGCTTATCCGCGCGCTTGTCGACCGACGTCGAAATGTCGTTCCACAGGCCCAGCGCCATGCCCGACTTACACCACACCGGAATCTGACGGTTGGCCGGCTGGACACCCTGGTAGGACGGAGCACCCGGGTAACGCTCGGAGTGGATGAAGTTGAAGCCCATGAAGGCGGTGATGCGACCGTCGACCAGCACCGGACGGTTGGTGTAGTCGAGACTGGTGGACTGGGTTTCGCCCAGCATGTCGTCGTGCGCCTTGGCGTCCAGGGCGACGAACAACTGCTCGACGTCGATGTTCACTTCGGCGGCCAGCAGCAGCTGCTTGGCGGCGCGAAGCTTCTTGACGTTGAGGCCGGTATTGGCCGACGCACCCACCTGGATGCCGACCTGCTGGCCGCCGGGGAAAGCCGTGGACGTGGTGCCGTTTTCGCCGGTGAGCGAGTTGCCGAAGAACGCGGCAACGATCTCGTCATCCTGCGAGCGGCCCAACGCGTAGGCCTGTGTGCGGACATACTGGCTCGACGGATCGATCAGGATGCGCAGCTTGTCTTCGTTGTCGATCAGGTCGGCAACGTCGTAGTCGTTGGGGAAGCACCAACGGCGATCCTGCGGAGTCTGCACCAGCGGGGTGTCGGAGTGACGACCCTGGTTCTTGACCGCGACCACCTGGCCAAACTGCTCAAGGACTTCAGCGGCTTTGCCGTGGAGTGCGTACTCCATGACGGTGCCGCGGAAGCGCGAACCTTCCTGCTGCAGCAGTACGCTGACGTTGGTCGCGTACTGCTGGACATTTGCGACAGTAATGTAATTGGACATGACAGGTTATTTCCTGAAAGAGAAGAAGCCGAAAAGGTCCGGACTGTTGGGGCGTCCGTCGTTCCCGGCTTGTCCTCTTCCGAGGGGCCTGACTGTCGTGGGCTCAGCTCAAGGGGTCGGGTTTGGCCGACTTGTCCTTCTTGCCCTGGGACGTTTGAGGCGTCCCGACAACTGCATTGTAATACCTTGTTGCGATATTCTCAACATTTTCCGCAGACCGATCCCCTGAAGCAATAGCGGTCTGCACCGCCAGCTTCAGGCATTCCAGTCGGAAAGTCGCCACGTCCTGCGGCGGGATCACGTGTTCACCAGCACTTCCACGGCCACTTCCGTGTCACTCGGCGCGGACATGTCAACCATCTTCGGTGAACCTTCGATGGTGTCGAGGGCGCCCGCACCGCCGTCGCCGTTCGGGTGGATGTTGATGTACTGCAGGCCCGTCGAGCCATCCTGCAGCACTTCGGCGTAGTAGTTGGCCGGATTCAGGCCGTTGCTGTTGCAGTAGGACAGCAGGTAATTCATGGGGTTGAAGCCCCAGAAATCCGCACGATCAGTGGCGATAATGGCCATGGGTTACTCCGGGAATGCGTAGTTGTGAAGCTTGGTCCACTTTGCCTTGGCTTCGGCGTCGCCGCTGAAGACCTTGGCCATGAACGCCTTGTCCTGCTTGTGTGCTGCAATTTCGGCCTTGGCCTGGCCCGGGGTGAGTGCGCCGCCGTAGCTGGTGCTGCTGGTGGCTACGAACTCCGATTCACCGGTCTTGCTGCCAATCTTGTGCAACAGTTCCATGGTGGCCTTGTGGCCCACCGCGCCGGACACCTTGTCGATGAAGTCGGCACTCAAGCCCAGCGCTTGTGCGGCGCTACGAGCGACCACCACGTTCTGGTCGTGCGCGGCGCCCCACTCGGTCTTAAGCGTCTGCACGTCACGGTTGAACGACTCGACGGACTGGTTGGCCTGGGCCGACTGCATGCCGGCCACCTGCTCGTTGTTCCAGGCGGCAAGACCTTCAACCTGCTTGGCGGTCAGACCCAGTTCGTGTGCCTTGGCCTTGAAGCCGTCGGCGAACTTCGGGTCGTGGCCTTCGGGCACCGTGACCTTGTAGTCCTTGGGCTCGGCGGGCCGACCCAGCTTGGCGTAGAACGCATCAAGCTCAGCGGCTTCAGCCTTCTCGCCCGGCAAGATGACCGTACGGCCGGCCTTGTCGGCACCAAAGGTTTTCTCCAAGGCGATGTAACTGTCCAGCACCTGACCGGGCTCTTTCCAGCCCTTGTTCTGGACGTAACCCACACGGGTTTCGTCGGCGTCGCCAAGCCACTTGAATTCGTGGGCGACAGGAGCGGGGGCCGGAGCGCCGGCTACTTCGGAACTGGTTGACCCCGGGGGCGCCACCGTCGTGCTGGTGGTTCCCGGGTTGCCCGTGGTGTCGGACCCGGTTGCTGCGTCGGTCATGGTTGATCCTTATGGGGCGCGTGGAGCGGGCGCGCCTTGCCCGTATCGCTTCCACAACTCGTCGTCGGAAAGCTTCAAATGGTGTTGCAGCCGCAGCCATACCTCGCGCCGTCCCTCGGCCACGGCATGCGCGCGCGCGTCGGTGTGAAACGTGGATTCGGTGGCGCGGCAGAACTTGGCCAGATCCGCCAACACCTCTTCGGCCAACGGACCGGTGAAGGTGACGCGGTAGGCGTGGGCGCGTCGGCGAAGGAAGCCAAGCGCGGCGTCTAGTGCTTTGATTTCCATCCGTCGACGTCCTCGATGCGTATGGAGTAACCCTTGTAATTTTTCTCGGCGCCTTCCATGCCGTTCATCCAGTACCACCACCGGTCATCCTGCGTGGTGAACGGGGCCTTGGCTTTCCAGCCGTAGCACTGGAACCCTTCCCACCCCGATCGGATGGCCTGACGTTTCGCCTGGTTGTCCAGGTAAATGCGATGGTCATCCATCGATCAGCCCCCGGGGGTTTGCGCGCCGGACGGCGCCGCAGCCTTCGCCATGGCGGCCATGCCCGGCAACGCCTGCGTGATCTGTTCTGTCGCCTGCTGTTGCTGGCGCGCCTTGCGCTTGGCGGCCACGGTGTCGGGATCGTTGACGTACCGGTACGGTGCGCCGTTGATGTCGACCATCTCGGGGATGATCGTGTCCCAGTTGAACCAGTCCAGAGCCGACGGATCTTGGGTCTGGCCGGCGATCTCCGCGGCGAACTGCACGGAGCGCTGGATGCCGGAGGCTTCCTCGGCGCGCATCGCACGGTTGAGCGGCGCGTCGTACTCGACGTGGAAACGGGCCTTGGCCTCGATCAGCTCGGGTGGGATCGGCGGCAACAGCCCCAGGCGCAGCAGGATGCTGTATTCGCGTTCGATCATCGGCCCTAAGGATTCGGACTGGAACCGGCCCATGGTCGGTGACAACAGGGCGCCCTTCTCGCGCGAACGCTCCAACACTTCGGTCGCCGTCATCTGGGGCGACTCGACCATGATCTGGAACAGGCTGACCAGGAACGCGTCGTTGATGCCGGCGCGCTCGTCGTCCATCATCTCCTTGCCGATCTGCACGTTGCCGATCGGGAGGGTATGGACCAACGGCCGACCATCGGCGTTCACTGCGCCGTAGTTCGTGGCGCCCGGCTTAAGGCTCAAGCCGTCCATGATGCCGTCATCGTGCGCCAGCAGCACCGGAGCCACGGCACGATGGCCCTGCTCCAACATGGTCTTCTTTTCCTCGTTAAGCACCTTGATGCTGGGGAGGACGTTCATCGCTGGGCTGCGGCCGTAGATCTCGCCGGGCGCCGTGATGTAACGGCTGACCGCGTATGGAAGCTGGCGATAGCCGCCCTCTTCCAGGAATGTCTGGGTGTCCTCGATCACGTAGATGGATTCGAAGGGCATGCCCTTGGCGTCGATACGGATCGGGTTGAAGTCGGCGCGCGGCGTGACGCGATGGATCACCCACACCACGTGCTCAGGCTTGGTGGCCAGCATCCCGGAGAACTTCTCCGGCAGGCGGTCGATCCAAGCGTCAGGCGTGCCGGCCTTGCGCTGGGCAATCTGGCGGATCGTCATCGGGAACCGGCGCAGCACCGTGTCGACGATGCCCTGGTGGTTCTCCTGGAAATACACCTCGCCCAGGTTGATGTTGCGGTAGCGCAGCCCCTTACGCCCCTGGTTGTCCATCAACTCGTCGATGTACAGGCAGCTGGTGCCAAAGGCGCCAATGCCGATGTAGCCATCGTGCTGCTGGGACTGGTAGTTCGCCATCGGGCTGTACCGATGGTAGAAGAGCGCGTCATTGACCTGATCGCACCACAGCTGCACGTTGCGCAGCTTCATCAGGTTCGGGTCGGTCACCCGGATGCGGTGCCACTTGCCGTTGCGCGGCGTGAGCATCGACTCCATCGCTGCAGCGAAGCGGAACAGCGCGGTGTTGGCCGTGCTGTCGAACATCTGGTAACCGCGCTCCTGGCCCGGCACCGTGTTGCCTTGGGTGTAGAAGCTCGTCTCGTAGTACGGCAGCACCAACTGGGCGATGTCTTCCCAGTGCTTTTCCCAGATGCCACGCTTGGACTTCGCCTCGCTGTAGCAGCGGACGACGTCCTGGACGAGCAACGATTCGCGGTCAGGACCGGCCATGACTTAGCAGGTCACCTGAAAGGGCGACGTATGCGGCAAGTTCGGCGTCTGCCCGAGCTTCAACCAGTCGTAAGTTGGCGTCACCTTGGTGAAGGCAAGCGCCAAATGGTCCTGGATTGCTTTCCACTGTGCGGCCGTCGGAGGCTTGTCAGTCAGCTCAGCGAAGCCCTGAAGCCAATAGCAGAAGTCCTGCGGGGTCATCAGATTGATTCCCGTTCGATACAGTCAGTTGAGCCTTGCTCAACACTGCGGGCGCAAGAACGCATCACGGGCCTGAGCCCCCCAGCAAGCCGCTGGTCGAAGACACCGTGCCCAGGTTCCCCAAACCGGAACCGCCATTGAGCACGGTGCTCGACCGGCCGCCCGCCTGCAGGCGCGCCTGCTCATCTTGCTGGGCCTTGGTGATCTGGGTGTTGTTCGCGGCCTGAGTCGGCACCGGGGGCGGTGCGACGGGCGCGGGCATTTTGGGGCTGGAAAACAGGCCACCCATAGAGATCACCTATCGCAAAAAGGATTTCGATGTGCCCAGTATATCGTAACTTACATCCCGGGCGACAGTGCCGCGACGGTTGTGCCGGCTCGATCGGATGTCGTTCCGCGCCACCGTATGGGCAAAGGTCATGCTCAGCGCATCTGCTTCGTCGGGGGATGCAAGGCCGCGACCCTTGGCCTCTTCCTTGGATTCCACCTGCAACTTGCCCGAGAGCTTGTTGTACTTGTACTCGGGGGCCTTCAAGTCATCGGCCAGGGTGGTGTTGGCCGGGATGCAGCCCGTCAGAAGCCAGTCCTTCATCGTGTCCCAGATCTCGGCGCGCTTGTTCTGGTAACGGTCTTTCTCCTTGGCATCACCCTGCACCATCACGTCGATGACCTTGTAGCCCATCTGGCGCAACCGGTCGGCCACCGGGCCGCCCACGCCATTGGCATCGATGAACACGGCGTCCGGGTTGTACTTGCCAATGGCATCCGCCACGTGGTCCGCGAAGACCATGGTCGAGATGCCTTTGTACCGTTGCCACGGGATCGACCGCGCGTCGGCGCCGCGTCGGAAGGCGATCACGCTTGAGTCCTCGCCGTAGCGGGCCACGTCGATGCCCATCACCAGGGGTGCGCCTGGGTCCGGCGTCAGCTGGCGCTCCGTGGCACCGATGATGTTGCTCATCGGGATCAGCTGGCGGGCGCCGGCGTTGGGAAACTCGCCGTAGACCTCGATGCGCGCCTCGTCCGAGTCGGCGCCGTACTGGTCGATGATCTTCTGGTAGATCGCCTGGTCGGTGCCCTCGACCGTGCGGGCGTCGATCTTCCGGGCGCGCCAGAAGTTGCGGAACTTGTGGTGGGTTTCGAAAAAGGCGCCCGTGTTGTTGCGGGGGTTGGAGTAGATGTCCCAGTAGCGGTCGAGCACCGGCTCGGTGAAGAAGCCTTCGGACACGGAGAAGATCGCCTGGGGAATGCCGCTGGCCTCGTCCATCACCAGCTTTACGCCATTGTGGTTGTGTACGCCGGCAAAGGCGTCGGGCTTTTCCTCGGACCACAGCTGGGCCTGCAGGTAGTAATAGCCCGTGTCGATCTTGAGCTGGTCCTTCAGGAGGGTCTCGAACCATTCAGCGGGTTTGAGGCTCATGGCCTGGCGATCGAACCAGTGGGAGTTGATCGCCATGGTGTGCCACTTGCCCAGCTCGGCCATGGTTCGGCTGACCAGCTGCTGCTCGGTGTTGGCCGTGATGATCGTGGTCGAGCCTAGCCGGGTGGAGAGCATGTGGATTCCCTCCATGGCCACCTCCGCGGACTTGCCGATACCGCGGCCGGACGCCTTGGAGCCCATCCACATGAGTGGCTGTTGGCCCATGGCGATCCGGTGTTTGTTGTTCCGGATGTGCTCGGTCTTCTGCTCCAACTCTTCGATCTGCCATTTCCTTGGCTCCTTGAATTTTTCGAGCGGGGTGTTGGCCTTGCCCCAGGGGAAGACGAACATGACCCAGGCGCGCAGGTCGTCAGCCAAATTCGGATCCCACAGCTCGGTCATGAGCGTTTGCTCATCGGCGGCGGAATAAAGCTGTTTGGCCTTCGGCATGTTGATATTTACTCAACGTTCATGAAAAATTTTTAGGATTCGCGAACAGCGGCTTCGGCATGGCCCCGGGTGAAACATCGCGCCAGAATCCGGGGGTGCCACCACCCCCACCCGGCCTTTCGCGGCTGGATGGGACCCGCAAACGGGTCAGTCGAAGATGTCCGGGAGTGGCGGAGTTGATTCGTTATCAATTTGCTGTGCGTGTTGATTGTCTTGTGAATCAATCACTTGCACATCTATGATATCCGCTGGGTCGCACGTGGGTCGCAATTGACTGCGTGAACGCGCTTCGGCCAGGGCAGATCCGATGTCGATCGTCTGCGTGACATTGATGTCCAGCTTCTCGCCGTAGACCTTTGGAATGAGCTTGGAAGCCAGCCAGCGCTGCGTATCGATGATCAACCTGGCGCGGTTGACATCGGGCTCGGTGCGCGCCACGTGGTCCATCAAATCAACGCGTTGGTCGATTACGATCGCGCGCGCAGACCGCAGCGCGTGTTCGAAAGCTGGCATTTCCGCGCGCCACTTGGCGTAGCGATATTGCGTAATTCCCCTTGTTTCCAAACACTTATCGACAGGCATCCCTGTAAGGAATAAATCCAGGAACGCCTGTTGTTCCTCAGTAATTTGAGGAACGGTGACCTTTGATAGGCTTTGGCTATCGCTCACAGCATCACCATAGGAAAATTCAATTACCGATAGTGTTGACATTGCGCCAACGTTGTGGACATTATACCAACACACCGAACGTCGGTGAACGTCCACGGCCGAACATGGCCGAACACTACGCAACTTGGGAGAAACACATGAACCGCCAAACCCTTCGGAACGCCTATCCCTTCCACAACACGCAGCCGTACGTGTCGGTTGGCTACAACCCTAAGCGTGACGGCAACGCCAACCGCTTCAGTCAGGTGATGGCGAGGATCTTGATCTACGGTATGAGTTCAGCCGTCGGGATTGCCGTGGTGCTGAGCATCGCTCACAGCGTGATCAGGGCTTTTGCCGCCTAAACTGTTGCGTTTTTTGCAACACTTTCACTTTGGAGAAGGCTATGCAGATCGTCAGCGAGCATTACATCGAAGGCATCAAAGAGGGACGCGCCGCGTTCAAGCGTGAAGGCTTGGAATTTGGCGCGGATCACCTGACAAACCTCTCCCGCACCATCAAAGGCTTTGCCGCAAGTAGTCCGGTGGGCCAGATGTTGCGTGGTGAACGTGACTTCTGGATCAACCAATTGGCGAAGGCGACCACACCGTGACCAACTCAGACTGGCTCACCCTCAAAGGCGGCAACCACGAACTGCCCTGCGGTGAAGGCCGCAAGCTGCGCATCATCCAGACCAAGCGTCAGCCCGAGCAATGGACGGCAGTAGCTGTGCTCACGCGGTCCCAGGCAATCGGGCGCTACACCACCAAGGAGGAAGCCCAGCAAGCCGCAGAAGTCTGGGCCGAGCA